GAGGGGTTGCGGGGTGTAGTCAGACATTGGAGTCTCGCTTGATGGTGCGGCCCTCGTCAATCATGCGCTTCACGAGGCTGCGGAAGTTTGGGTAGTCTATGTCGAGGAAGTCGCACATGTCCTTGAGGGGCGTAGCACTGGCGGAGAAGATCACCCCGCGTGCCTGATCCCTGTGCAGGGAGGGTGCCAAGGAGGTGGCATCATCCACCGCTTGGATGATGACTGCGAGGAAGAGACGTTCCTCGGGAGAGAAGCTGGTCTCCTCTTCCTCAGGAACCAGGTCGTAGCAGAACGAATCCCAATCCCTATGTAGTAGCTGGTCTACCCTGGCTGGCTTACTCATCCTTCTTCTTTCTGTCCTTCACCTTGCCAACACGCATCAGCTTCCATGATTTCTCGTTGCAGTAGATGCTGCCCAGGAATCCAAGACCCTTGGGCCATTCGATCTCATTGGAGTGGGACTTCAGCATGGTGTCATCCACGGGGTAGCGCAGGGTCAACCCGTAGGCATCGAGGAAGGTGAGGTCGAACACCGCATTCTGTGCGATGCGTCGAAGGGGAAGGAGCATGAGGATCTGGATCATGCCCCAGATCAGAACCTCCTCCTCGAAAGAAAAGGTTTGGGAACCGTTCCAGAAGGGGACGACGTAGGTGTCGCGAGGGGAGGGCGCAAAGCAGATCATGGTGATCTGGTTGGCGTAAGTCTCTATGTCGAAGGCGAAGGACCCGCTAGCCACGCATGCATCGATGCACCGCTCCATGTCGGCGGGGGACTCGACGATGTGGATGGTGCGGCGGGGGAAGACGCTGCGTGGCTTGAGGGATTCCCTGTGGGCCTTGCGCAGGTCCATGGCCATCACGGGAAGGAGGCTTTGGTCCTTCATGAGGGCGCGAGGATTGTGCGTGGGGATTACCCGGATGTTATCCCAGTAGAGCAGGGTACCCCGGTGATCCAGCATGCGATCTCCGGTAAGGCACCAGAGAGCGAGGTCGCCCATGGCGACGATGAACTTGTGCTTCTTGCATTCCTCGCGGGCTCGCTCGTAGTCCGCAACGAACTCCGACTTGAGGTAGCCAAGGAGAGGATGCAGGGGATTGTGGTGTTCCCCATAGGGAACTTGCTTGCGCGGATGGAAGTAGGTGGATGGGTTGGAGAAGCTGGGCTGCTTGCTGAAGAGGAAGGTCATGGGTGGCGTTGGCATTTCGGCGTAGCGCAACGCGAGCTTCAGCATGGTAGCGGGGAACCCCGTGATGTGGGACCCGGCACGTATGTCGTGGACGGATGGGTAGTCCAGGAGGAAGATCACGGGAGGATTCCTGAGAGGGGGTGGGGATGCCGCCCCACCACGCCCACCACTATGCAGGTGGCTCAAGCCGTCAGGCTGCCGTGATGTTGACGCACTCCCAGTAGGTGGCGTCCGAGGTCCTCGACTTCTTCTGGACGAAATCGAAGTTGACCTGCGCCAGCATGACGTTCTCCGCGATGCTGGGCAGATTGCCCGGACGCAGGGCGGCGGGGTCGATCTTGCGGATGGCGTCGAAGAAACGGCCACGCGCATTGTCCGTGTCGAAGAAGGTCTCCGACTTCAGTTCGACGTTCATCTCCACACCGGAGATGTCCTGACCCGAGAGCGGCTCCTCCGGGCGGACGAGCAGGCGGATGGTGTCGGTTCCCTTCTGGGTGGTGCCGACGAGGTGACCGCAGATGACGCCACGGTACTTGCCGGGCGGGAGGAACTTGCGACTCTCGAAGTCCTTGAGGTCGTAAACGCGGGTATGGATGTCCGACATCTTTTCTTTCCTTTCACATTTCGATCCGCTTGAGGATAGCGCCCAGATCGAATGGCGCTTCTGCATCCACCCTGTGGGGTGCGCTGCATTTCAGGTAGCTCATATCACGGGTGGTCTGCGTATGCAAGACCGGCTTTCCGTCCTTGCGTGTAGCGAGCCACACGTTGTTCATGTAGCGGGCAACCACATTGGGGAGTTGCTGCCCGAGGAAGCTGGGGAAGGCGCGCATGATTCCGCCCGTCTTCTTGTTCTCGATCATACGGATGTGCGCGATGAGAATCAAGTGGAACTTGTAGCGGTCGGAGGTGAGGCGCGCAACCTGGTTCTCGAAGCGCTTGTTCATGACGCCCCAGAGGGACTGATCGAAGCCGGCCTTGTCGTCGGAGATGCCGTTCTCCCGGAGGACCTGCGCCATGCAGGTATCGTTCCAGAAGGAGGCACTGTCAATGACCAGCACCGTGTTGCTATCCCACGTGGTGAGGTCACCGAGGTCTTCCTCGGGGAGAGTCCACTTCGTGGTGATGCTCACGGACTTCTTCCACGACTCCGGGTCCTTGGCGGGGATGGAGAAGTAGGAGATGTTGGAGGCCTTGCCCTGCTTGAGGTAGGCATTGAGGATGGCCAGGTTGTTGTCGAGATCCACGATGCGGATCTTGTAGTCGGCATTGGCGAGAGTGGCCATGAGACCAGTCTTGCCTGCACCCGGATCACCAAGCAGCAGGAGTTTCATCCTGCGCTGGTTGGGGTGTTCTGCGAAGGAAGGCATTCTTCACTCCATTCTATTTCATCAAGGTAAGCCCACGACAGTGTCCCATCTGGGAGGACGATGTCGTAGGAGGTACCTAGCTCGACTGTGTGGCGCGGGTCAAGGACAATCTTGACGGGGGTTCCGGGCGGGAACTTGTTGATGGTGGTCTTCAGTTTGTAATCTGTTGCCATAGCCACACACCTGCGAGGATGGGGAGGACGAGGGAAGCGGCGAGGGAGATGACGATGAGGATGGCCACCGCCCACGGAATGAGTTCGTCAGAAGTTACATACCACGCCCGCCTCGCGAAAGAGGTCACGCGAGAGGAAAGCTTCCGCGCCCCATCGCGAAGCAAACTCGGAAGACATTGGAGATGATACCACACGGCGGATTCCTTTCGAGATGCTGGAGAGAGCGCAGTTGCAGCAAGGTGGGTGAGTGACATAGAGGGTGGCACCTTGCGTGGGGAAGTGGGCGTTGTCAAGCACGTTGCGCTCGGCGTGAATGGTGTAGCGCAGCTTGATGTCCCGGTCGGCAAGGCGGGAGTTGCTATCTGTGATGCCGGGCGGGAACCCGTTGTACCCTAGGGCCACCTGCCGCTTGTCGGTGCCCACGAGGACTGCGCCCACCTTGGTGCTGGGGTCCTTGCTCCACGTTGCTACGTGGTGGGCCAGGGTTAGGAAGCGCTCATCCCACATCGAGGATCTCCTTTCACTTGTCATTGAGGTAGCGAAAGTTGGTGGGCTTGCAGGAGAACGTCTTGTTCTCCAGGGTCAGAGGGACGGAGACGAGGGACGAAGTCCAGCAGGACTTACCCAAGCTCCACTTGATGGTGTGGATGCCGGCGCTCTCGCCGTCCCCCTCGTAGACCAGCTTGGCCAAGATGACTGAACCATCCTTGGGTGCCTTCGACATGGGTCTCCACTTCATATTACATCCTTTCCTTCCAAGAGGTCGCGGGCCAGGGAGGGTGCATCCCAGAAGCCGTCACCCTCTACGATCTTCTGGAGACCGGCGCGTAGGCGGGTGATCTCATCTCGGAGGGCGTCGCCTCCTGCCAGAGCGTCGCTCCGCGCCTGCTTGAGATGATCGTTCTCGACGCGCAACTGCACGATCTCAGCAGCGGCGTCCATCTTGAGGCTGCTGCTTACCCACACGGAGAATGGTTCCAGCAATTCCAGCCAGTACCTCCCCATCTTCTTGCCATTGTCAAGAATTATCCTCGTTCCTGTCGGGAGTACGATCTCTTCAGGAGAACGCAGTCGAACTACCAGATCGTCGCTCATGGCTTGGCCTCCAGCGCGGCGCGGGCGCGGTCTCTAGCGGACAATCGGGTGGGTGGATAGTCAAGACGCCCGATGAATCTCATTTCGCGCTCCAAATTCTCGATGCGGGCGCGGAGGCGCTTGATCTCGGCGTCGTGTTCCGCCGCTAGGACGAAACGCGTGTCGGCAAGCGCCTGCTCAGTCAGTAACATCCCTGCAATCTCGCTCGGCGTGACGCGTGCGATTTTGTCGCTCATGGCTTGGCCTCCTTCAGCGCGCGACCGCTACTCGCAAGAGTAGATCTGTTCCGACCGCCGCAGCGGCAGCCATCGCGGCACGGTCGTGAAAGACTTGTCGCGGAACACTACGCGGTTGGTCGGCTGGATGGTCAGGCGACCGCCATCGGTTCGCAGGAACATGAACTCCTTCGCCTGAGCCGGCGCGTGTGTGTAGGCGTCTCCTACCGGGATGGCCGTGAACAGGTATTCCGCGCCCAGCTCGGCGTCTGCCGCGCGCACAATCGCGCCGAGCCCGTCGAGGTAGTCGTAGGTGTGCAAGGAGAACTGCGAACCGTAGCAGTCCCATTCCTGCGCGTCCTTGATCGTCCACGGATCGGGATCGCTGCAGAACGCCAGCGCGTGGGGCGGAAGGTCTCGGTAGACCGCGCCGGACTCTAGCAGCACCGTGCAGCCCCATGCTCGACCAGGATGGCTGTGCAGACCAAACCAGACCGCAGGTAACCATTCGTCGGCGCCGAAGCCGATGAAGGCACCGCAGACCGAAACGTAATGATGGCGCGGCAGGCTGCCGCTGGCGGTGAAGAGCGTCATGGCTTGGCCTCCAGCGCGGCGCGGGCTGCTGCCTCAATGTGCGGCGGCACGGAATTGCCTGTCTGGTGCGCGTGGATGTAGACCGCCAGCGGCCAGCGCAGCGAATCGACGCGGGCGCGGAGCCGGGTGATCTCCTGCGCCATCTTCATCTCCGCTGCGGTCGGTCCTGCGTATCGTGCACACAGGAAATCAACTCCGAACTCCTTGTAGATGTCGCTCATGGCTTGGCCTCCTTAATGGCCGCGAAATATGCTGGACGCCAATCACCGTCCTGCGTGTTTTCCCATTCGGCGCCGCACCTTTCGCAGCGTCTGACGGATCGTCTAGACACATACGTCGTGTTGTCTGGCAGGGGCATTGGCACATCAATGGTCATCCGCCGCGCCGTCTTGTGGAGGCAGGAGAGGCAGAGCAATACTTTAGTCATGGCGCAGCATCTTCAAGCGCGTAGGTCGCTGTTTTCTGATGGTTATAGCAGTTAGTGCATTGAGCCGCCACGCTAGGGTGTGGCGTGGCTTGAATCCGTCGAAGCGCCCTCTCCAGCACCTCGACGCGGGCGCGGAGGCGCTCGATCTCGGCGCGCATCCACGCGACTGTCGTCGCGATATCATGTGCCTTCTGATTGTCGCTCATGGCCCATCCTCCTCGCGCATGGCCCGCACCACTTCTAGGAGATCCTCTTTGTTGGCCACGCCAAACGAGAGCATGCGCTCCAGGTCCACGGAGTGGGCAAGCATCTTCTCGTTGTGGGCGCGGATGCGGATGATGTCATCGATGGCGTCATCGATATATTCGATCCTCATCTTCCGCATGGCTTGTAGCGTTCGGAATGTTCTGGTCATAGGCCGGCCTCCTCCTTGATGCGGTCAACGACACTCCAGAGTTCCTCGTGGACGAGGTCGTGGATGATGTCCTCGGGAGACTTGTCATCGGCGAGGTGGAGTACCATCCGTTCCTGCGCCTCGTCAAGGATGGCTTCGCGCAGCGTCACCATGATGGCAAGGATCTCCTTCTTCGCGCGGGCCTGGGCCTTCTCGATGCGCTCGTAGCAGTGGAGGGCGGAGCATTGCTCGCGGTGGGCGTCGGTCTCCCGGCAGTATTGCTTGTAGCTGTACTGGTTCATTGGAAGAGCCTCCGAATGGTGTGGTACAGGGTGACGAAGGTGGTCAGCTTCTGCTTCATGGCTTCCTCATCCTCGTCGTTGTAGGTGAGGGTTCCGATTTTGCGGAAGCCGTCGTCGTGGTCTCCCTCGGGGGGACCCCCTCGCCACACCACATCATCCTCATCCCATACGTATTGGATGCCTTCGATGGTGAGGGTGAAGGGATCACCGAGATCGTCGTAGGGGTTTCGGTGGGAGGGGCAATCAACCATGGCGGTCCTCGTTGCTGTAGAGAAGGGGGCGGCGGGTATGGTCAACGACTTGGTAGCCGGCGACACGCATGGCGTTGAGGACGTTGATGACATCCTGCTTCCAGCGTCCCTGCTCATCCTCGGAGAGAAGGTGGAACTCCCGGTGGGGAAAGTCCACGGTCACCCAGTGGCTAGCGATATCGACGACAAGGTCATCGGGATACATCGGGCGGCTCCTTTCGGTTGAGGATATCGACGAGGATATCGACGATGGCGTTACGCTTGGTGCGACTGATCTCCACGGCAACGACAACCATGAGTTGCTTCTTGCCCTTGAAGATGCAGCCATCGATGTTATGGTACTTCACCCCCATTGGGAAGCCATCGCATCTGCGACGCCCTGGTAGGTGAGGCTGCGTATCCGGGCACGGTACAGGGAAGGACCCAGGTTGTTCTGCCCGGAAGGGGTCTGGTTGGAGTAGCGAGACTTCACGAGTGGGTTGGTCTCCTTCAAGAGGGGGAGGTTCTTGAGCCAGAGGCAGGTGCGCTTGGATGCGTCCTCGCCAAACATCCAAGGTTGGATGATCTGGTCTGGCTTGCGATAGCGGGTGGACATCACACCTATCGGGTTCTCCACCGCTATCTTGGGGATGGGTGCATTGACGAGAAGCATGAAGAACTCGGCTGCCTCATCGGTGAGAAGGTTGCGCCCCGGTCTCCGGGAGTTCCAGTGGATACCGGAGGAAGCGAGGTAGGTGCAAGGGGGAAATGCGATGAGCATGTCCCACTGCTGCTGGAGGAGGGGGCGCACATCGCCTTGGATGTGGGGACCGGGAGCGTCGCTGGGTTCGAGGTCGCAGGAGATGGCGTCGTGACCACGAGCAAGGAGGACATCGCGGACACGACCACTGTACTCACAGGCTAGGAGGATGCGCATTGCGAAGTCTCCGTGGGATGAAGTCGGTGTACCTCTGGCTACCCATGAGGGAGGCGAGCATGCCCTCCGAATCGGGAGGTGCCTCCACCTCGAAGCGATAGCGACCATCGAGGTATTCGATGAGACCTTGCCTTCGCATGAGGTAGAGACGTTGGAGTACCTCCGACTCGGGGATGTTGAGGGATGCTGCGATGGAACCTGGAAGGAACCACCCCACCTGCTCAGAGATCTTCTTGTAGATCTTCTGCGAGAGAGCCAGCTTGGCGCGCCGCTTTCTGAGGGCAGAAAGGCGCTGCGCTACAGTAGTCTTGGCACCGGACGTAGGTTGCGGGTCGTTCTTCGACATAGAGTTTCCCCTTATCGGACTGAGTTGCGATGAAAGCGGAGGCCTCACCACTGGTGGGGCAGAGCTTGATTGCGCTCTTTCGTCCATCCTTGCGGACGGCGAACATGCCGGGGCGCATCCACATGTCCTCGGGAGTGCAGGTGCCGGGGCCATTGCGGTGCAGGAGGACACGCTCGGAGATGCGCTGAAGTGCGGTGTCCTGATCCCAGAGGGGGAGAGGCACCACATGCACCTGCTTCTGCGGGTAGGTCAGGTTGCGCCGGGACTCCAGAAGGGAGAAGTCCTTGAGGATGACGATGGCATTGAGCGCCTTGGGTTCCTCGCCGTGGAGGCGAAGGAGGAAGGCGTAGGTGTTGAGTTGGTTCTCCCAATCGTGGCGATGGGTCTCGTACATGAAGGCCTTGGCAGAGGTGACCTTGTAGTCAAGGATGGTGGAACCATCCATGTCGTAGCGGTCGAACTCTCCCGAGATGTTGAGGCCTTCGACGTTGGCGAAGAGGCGCATCTCCTTGAGACGGGATGGGTCGTGCCGCTTGATCTTCTCGTGAACTGCGGTGCCGATGAAGGAGGGAACCAGGTCATCGATGTCGGTGAAGATCTCCGCATCGTGCTTCTTCACCAATGCCACCATCTGCGGTGGCTTCCAGAGGGAAGTCACGGAGATGTCGGCACCACCGTTGTCATAGGTGGGGACAAGGGCAGTGGCCAAGGGCTCGGGGATGTTGTGCTTGTTGGTGTATTGCATGGAGGTTCTCCTCAGAATGGGGGTTCGTGAAGGTCGCCGGAAAGGTGGCGATCCAGGAAGTTCGTGGAGATGCGCCGCAGGGAATTGGCGAGGTCGTGATCACCTGCCCAATCCGCATCGTTCGCGAGTTCGTGATAGTGGCGATGCATCTCCAAGGTGGTGGGTATCCTAGGTGGGCTTGAGTTCATTGTCATCTCCTCGTGCCTTGCGGTAGCGGGCGACGATGGCTGCGAGGCGGCGGACTATCTCCGCGAGATCCTCGTCGGTCAAGGTTTCGATGTCGTCCACCCTCTGGAAGTGATCGATGTCTTTCAATGGATGTTCCCTCCCTTGGCATAG